ACACGCAGCGGTGCCCGGCCTGCCAGCCGGCAGCCACCGCGGCACGCAACGCGCGGGCCAACACGACCAGCCGCGGCTACGGTGCAGCGCACCAGCGGCTACGTCAGCAGCTGCTCGAGGCCTTCGAGCCAGGGCAGCCGTGCGCGCGATGCGGCAAGCCGATCTGGTCGAAGGACGATGCCCAGCTCGGGCACGACGACCGCGACCGCTCGCGCTACCGAGGGCTGGAGCACACGCTGTGCAACGAGAGCCACGGCAAGAGCCAGCCGTTCGCGTAACGCAGCGTCATTACAGGTCAGCGGGCATGTTCGATCGTAATGTGCGAAACAATGCGCTGACGTGCGCATATGCGCGGCGCTTTTTTCAGGTTGCAGGGCCCTATGACCCGCCCGCACGTTCGTTCGGCCGCCGGTACCAAGCAGTCGCGTTTTTCGTCGAACACCGACTCGAAAACTAACGGAGGGTAACCGTGCCGAGAAGTGCCCGCCCGTGCCCCGGCTGCGGAGGGCCGACATGGGGCGAGCTGTGCCAGCCATGTCGTCGCGCTCGCCATACCCGGTCGTGCGAAGGTTGCGGCGACCGCTTCACCAATCCCGACCTCCGGCAGCGGTTCTGCTCGTACGACTGCTATAAGGCGACTTCGGGATTCGGCTCGATACGTCGCTCGTGCGAAGTGTGCGGAGATGAGTACACCCGCACGTACGCCGAGCAGCGAACCTGCGGCCGGGCGTGCGGCGTGGTGCTCAGGCGGACGGTCACGGCTACGCTCCCGGCGGATGTCGGCCGCGCCTGCAAGCGCTGCGGCATCGCCGCCCCGCATAGCCATGTCGCGTTTGCGTACTGCCCGGAATGCGGGAAGCTGTTCGCCTCCCGAGACAGGAAGACCTGTGGCCGCAGGTGTGCGCGCCTGCGCAGCAACCGCCAGACCAGTGACTACATCATGGCTCGCTACAACTCAGATCCGGCGTTCCGCGACAGGATGCTCGCGCAGGCACACCTGCGGCGCGCTGACATGCTCGGCGTTACGGGAAACGACGAGATCAGGACTAGGCGGGATCTGGTCGCGTACCTGACGGCGCGCGACCATAACCGCTGCGGCATCTGCCGCAAGCCCATCCGGGCAAAGAAAGGACCGATGCGGCCGAGTATCGATCACATCATCCCGCTGGCGCGCGGCGGTACTCACGAGCTGGCCAATCTCCAGGCCGCACACTACCGCTGCAATCTCAGCAAGAACGACCGCGGCGGCGGCGAGCAGCTGCTGCTGGTCGGGTGACGCGATGCCTAGAGCCAAGAAGCTCCCCGGCGCTGCGGTGGATCCCAGAAACGGGATGCGCGCGACGCCCCCGGCCGCCGTCCCGCTCCGCCGATTCGCCCTGCCGCGCCGGTCCGACGGCCTGGATTACGACCTGCGCACCCGCCGCATGTGGAAGGCCCTGTTCGACGACCAGGCGCTGTCGTCGGTGCTGTCGCCGGTCGACCGCGAGCTCGTCATCAGGTGGGCGCAGGCCGTCGATGATCACCTGAAGGCGCTGGAGTCCGCCCGGGCGAAACCGATCAGCAAGGGGAGCATGGGCCAGGAGGTGGCGAGCCCGCATTTCGCGATCGCGGCGCAGGCGATGAGCGTGGTCGAGAAGTGCGAGGCCCAGATCGGCATCGGCGCGCTGAACCGGGCGCGCCTGGGCATCGCGATACTGGCTGAGCGGGCGTCGCTGGCCGACCTGGCGGCCCGTTTCGACGGAGGCGCCGAGCCGGATCCGAGGCTGGGATGAGTGTCGTCGGATACAAGGCCCGCAACCACCCGCAGCAGACCGCGCTACGCGGCGCGCGGGCTGACGTCGATGACAGGGCCACGCCGTCAGAGGTCTTCGGACCCCTGGACGAGCGCTACAGCTTCACCATCGACGTCGCCGCGTCGCCTGCTAACACGAAGTGCGCCCGATTCTACTCCGAGGCCAACGACGGCCTGGTGCAGCCCTGGGGCGGCGAGCGGGTCTGGTGCAACCCGCCGTATTCATACCCGAACCTGCCCGCCTGGATCGGAAAGGCATGGCGGGAGTGGATGGCCCCGGAACGCCCGGAGCTGATCGTGATGCTGCTGCCGGCCAACCGAACCGAACAGGCGTGGTGGCAGGAGATGGTCGAGCCCTACCGCGACCTTCCCGACTCGGATCTGCGATGCGAGTTCTTGCGTGGCCGCACGCGGTTCCTGACGCGGGGGCGGACCGAAGTCGGCCCTGACGAGCGTCCGCCGTTCGGCTGCTGCCTGCTGATCTGGGAGAAGCGTGAGGCGGCCAGCGCGCCGCGTCTTGTGCCCGAGTTCGTCGCCGTTGTGCGCGTACCGAGACCTGGCGGTCAGGATTCCCTGTTCGACCTGGAAGCGATGTGACCGGCCCGCCGTGCCCTGACTGCGGCTGGTCGCCGCCGCCGGGCCAGCTGTGGCCGACGGAGGGCCCGCGGGCGGTGTGGTGGATGCAGCGGTACGTGATCTGCGGTGAGGGTGACTGGTACGGCAAGCCGATCCGCCTCCGCCCGGACCAGAAGCGGTCCTTGTACCGCTGGTACGAGTGGTGCGACGGCTGCGGCCACTGGCGCTACAACCACTGGGTGCGCAGCGAGGCCACCGGCGGCGGCAAGACCCAGTTCATGGCGGCCGTCGAGGTGCTGGAGCTGGGCGGCCCGCCGGAGATTGCCCCGGTGTCGCCGGTCATCGTCTCCGCGGCCAACAGCTGGGACCAGGCAAACCAGCTGTTCGGCCTGGCCGGGACGATCTGCGGCGGCCAGGGCCGCAAGGTGCGCGAATCGCCGCTGCGGGACTACTTCGAGGTGTACGACAGCAAGATCCAGCGTTCTGACGGCCGGCCGGGGGAGCTGGTCCGCGTCGCCGCGGTGGCGGCGACGAACGAGGGCGGCCGTCCCAGCCTGTTCGTGGGGGATGAGCTGCATGAGTGGGGGGCGCCAGGGGAAGGCCGCGCCCGCCTGTGGACTGTTGTCGGCAAATCGGTTGATAAACGCGATCTTCGCTGTGAAATTCCCCAGCCTGACGGCACTTTGCGGGTGATCGAGCGGGGTTCCGGGCGCAAGATCGCGATCTCGACGGCTGGTTTCGACGTCGATAACAGCCTGTTCGGCGAGATGTACAAGGACGGCCACAAGGCGCTGATCGACCCGTCGGCCGATCCGCAGCTGCTTTTCGAGGTGTGGGAGTCGGATCCGAAGCTTGACCTTGAGGACCCTGCGCAGCGGCTGATCGCGGTGCGGCAGGCGAGTCCGGCGGCGGGCATCTTGTGGGATCCGGCCAAGCGCGTGCGGGAGTGGCGCAAGCCCGGGTTCGCCCCTCACGAGTGGAAGCGGTATTTCGCCAACGCCTGGGTTGACCAGACAGAGGATTCCTGGCTGGCTGACCACCCGGCGGCCTGGTCGTCATGCGCCGGCATGTGGGAGCTGGACGGCGATGAGCCGACCGTCCTGGCCGTCGACATGTCCCTGAAGCACGACAGCACCGCAGTGGTCGAGGCTGTGCTGCTGGCGGACGGCCGGACGGCGGTGACGGCGAAGATCTGGAACCCGGGCGACGGCAAGGTGGATCACCTGGAGGTGTTCCGGTACATCGCCGGGCGGGCGAAGGAGCTCGGCGAGCGGTTCCAGGGCCTGGTGTATGACCCGCGGTTCTTCGAGCTGGCCGCCCGCCAGCTCGAGGAGGATCACGAGCTGCTGGTGATCGAGTTCGACCAGTGGACGATCATGGCCCAGGCGGTCGGCGAGACCTTCGAGCAGATCATCAAGGGCAAGATCGTGCACGATGGCAACCCGGACCTGGCCCGGCACGTCCGGTCGGCGGTCCGCAAGCAGCAGGAACGCGGCTTCACGCTGTCGAAGAACAAGAGCCGCTGGAAGATCGACGCGGCAGTGGCGATGTGCATGGGCGTGTGGACGTTGCAGCAGGTAACCGACATAGAGGGGACGATCTGGTGAGCGAAGAGACGATCAGGCTGCGCCGTTTCCACTGGTGGGACGGCTCGCTGTGGTGGTACACGTACACGGTCGGCGGCTATGAGGGATACAGGACGCTTGGCGGCCGGAAGCTGGCGTGCGCCACCATGGAAACCGCGCTGCGCCGGCCTGACATGCGGGACGAGATCCGCCGGATGGCGGCGAAGCGGCGGTGAGCCAGCCCCTGAAGCTCCGTGCGGCCCGCTGGGCTGGCCTCGCCGTGCGCGCCGTGCTGCCGCTGGGCCGCCTGCTGCCCGGCCTGGCGGGCGCGGCGCTGGTCGCGGTCGGCCTCGGCCAGGTCGCCGGGCATATCTGGCACCGGGGCCTGGCCGCGTGGGTGTCGCTCGCGCTCGGCGGCGCGTTCCTGCTGCTGATCGGCCGGGAGATCAACGCGGCGGCGCCCGCGCCGCGCCGTGACGACGACGGCCTGTAGGAAACCTCCGAAACACCTGCCGTGTGGCAAGCTTTGCTTAGCGATTCCGAACAAATCCCCGGGGCGGTGATGCGTGGGCGTCTTCGTGCGCGAGCGGTCGCGTAACCCTGCGGCCGAGCGCCGGATGCTGACGTTCATCTCGCCGCCGATCGGTGCTTACACGCAGGCGCTGCTGGACCGGTCCGCGGGCGACCCCGAGGGCGCGATGCGCCATGACGCGGTGTGGTCCTGCGTCAACAAGATCGCCTTGTCGATGTCGATGCTCCGGCCGCTGCCGTACAAGGGCCCGATGGTCGGCCACGGCCAGGCGACAGCCCTGAACCCGCCGCAGATCCTCGTCCAGCCAGGCTCGGACACGCGCATGACCGAGTTCACCTACGCCACGTGGGTGTCCAAGCTGCTGCGCGGGTTCGCCTTCGGGATTATCGCCGCCCGGGACGGCAGGACGATGCTGCCGACCCAGATCGAGCTCCAGCATCCGGACCAGGTACGGATGCGCAAGCTGGAGCATGACACGGCGGACCAGAAGGCCGGCGAGTACGAGTGGAAGCTCCGCGGCGTGGTGGTGGACCCGGCGACGGTCTGGTACGACGCGATCTACCGGATGCCGGGGTCGCGGGCCGGCATGAGCGTGATCAAGTACGCGAGCACGGCGACGCGGACCGGGCAGGCGGCGGAGAAGTTCGGCCTGGACTATTTCGAGGACGGCGGCCACCCCTCGGCGGTGCTGACGAACAAGAACGCCAACAAGATCAGCCAGGATCAGGCGCAGCGGGTCAAGGACACGTTCATGGCGGCCGTTCATGGCGGCCGCGAGCCGGTCGTGATGGGCGGCGGCTGGGATTACCAGCAGATCCAGATCTCGCCGGAGGAATCCCAGTTCCTGAACACCCAGCAGGCCAGCTCGGAGAAGATCTGCCGGTTCTTCGGCATGAAGCCCCAGCACATCGGGCTGAGCCCGGGCGGCTCCAGCCTGGAGTACAGCACCCTCGAAGACAACATGGCCGACTTCCTCACCTACCCGATGACTCCGTGGATCGTGCAGTGGGAAGAGGTGCTGTCCGCGCTGACGCCCGTCGGCCAGTACGTGAAGTGCGACACGTCGCCGCTGCTGCGGACCAGCTTCCTGCAGCGGATGCAGGGCTACCACATGATGATCGGCTCCCGGGCCTGGACGCAGGACGAGGTTCGCGAGATGGAAGACAAGCCGCCGCTGACG